TGCTTCATGTTGCCAAGTTTTGCGAGCCGATCCAGTCATTTTTTCGATTTGTCGACCAGCGACAACCATTTCCTTTCGTTCACCGAACAAACGGAACACAAGACCTGTTAGTTCCTTGTGAATGCTCTTGAAGTCATCCTTGGCGTCATTCAATTCAATTAGTTGATGTATGGCTTCTTCTGCTTCTGGCGAAGACTCAAGATACCCCTGTAAGGCGTCGTAGAGAGCCAATGTTGCAGTGCGAAATGATTGGACCGCTTCCACAAAATCAGTCATACCAAGATGCGTACCTTTCTCTTCCCTGGTCCACCAAGGCCGGTCAAAAAGGTGAATGCTCCACATACGGAGTCCACCTGGTCGTCATGATCCCCGGCCTCAGGGAAGGACGAAAGTTCATCCATCCAGGACGTATACCAGGAAGATCTTACCACACGCACGTTGCCATTAGCAACTGCAGAAGCAAAAGGTCGTGCACGTGCCACCTTGTCCTTTGTGGATGGAATGGCATGGAAACTGTATCCCGGAATGATGTTTCTTGAGAAGTGTGAACTAGTGATCTTTCCACTAGATCCACCTTCCTGCTCCATGCAGATTGCCACCGCAACTCCATCTTCTTCGGCAGTTTCAGCGATCAATGCCTCGACATCTTCAGCCTTCTTGCGAACGCGGCGAACGTCAAGGACGTAGAAAATTCCCTGATCCCAAAGACAAAGTGTTCCGACCGTCCAGTCAGGATCTGGGTTCTTGTCAGTTTTTTCCGATGCAGCCAAGTCCCAGAACCGACACGCCTTTGCGGACTGTCCAACTATCGGAACATCAGTTCCATCAATGATGATGAACTCGTTTCGATTGAACATTGTGCCGAGAGTCGTGACCCACCAATCACCCTCAAGTAGCTGCTTACGTTCTTCGAATGGAAGCTCTGCGAGCATCTCGGTGTACGACTTTGCGTCAACTCCAGGGTTGTCGGTCAGTTTTGCTGGAACGAAAACCCTTCCGTACTCTTTACCCTCCACTATGAAGCGTTGTCGAACCCAGTTTGGAGCAGGGTTCGACGCACAGCGCATTCGGAGCGGGATTTTGGACAATGGACCAAATTCCGGCTTTCGTAGACGAGAGAAGAGGTACCGATAGTCCCTTTCGCGTATTTCTGAAACTTCGTCCATGCCGATGAACTGGACCTCCATTCCCTTATAGCGAAGGTAGTCCAACGCATTATTCAGGTAGCCGAAGCCGATCGTCGCTCCACTTGGGAAGATGGCTTCACTGTCATTGTCGTTCCATCGAATCTCCGGGTATGGGGCTATCCAGTCTCGGAAACGATCCATGAGCGCTCCTGGCAGATTCAGGTCGCGGAACGTGCGTCGGAAAAGCATTGCCGAATAGCCGGGAGTGTCTACGTGCTGTAGAGCAGCCATGAGTAGAGCTGAGCTTTTCCCTCCCCCCGCAGCACCGCCATATAAGGCTTCCTTGCCATCATAGTATAGGAATACCTTCTGCGGAAGCGACATCGTGTCCAACTCGGGACAGTAGGGTGGCATCTTTGGCTGGAAGAAATTGACTATTTGGTCCCACTTCTCTGGAGTGGAGTCTGTGGTCATTTGATGTCCTATGTGCGCTAGACTTGTAAAACTAGCAGATAAGGTATCATAATGAATGAAAATACGCCGCGCAATTGGTGGTCGATCATGGCGAACCTCCTGATGGCGTGCTTTGTAGTATTTCCAGCCGTAGGAGTTGCTGGACAATTTAGTATTTGGTTGGGACTGACAACATTCGGTTTGTGTTCAGGTCTTGTCGGCTATATCTTGGGTAAGGAGTGATAAATGCCTTGGAATCGAACTGAAACGAAGTCCTTGCAGACGACTGAGAAGAAGGTCTTTCATGTTGGAGCAGGTGCCCCCGTTTCAATAAATCCAAGCACAACCGGCCGCGCCTATGCTGATGGATGGAATATTGAGCGAGCATACCGCGAGGGCATGCAGAGGGTAACCTGGGTGGCGCGCTGCCTGGACGTTATTGCTGGAAATGCTGCGCGGTTGCCGGTTATGCTTCGGAAAGGCAACCATCCTAATGGTGAGATTATGGAGACGACTGACACGGATGTTCTGCGTCTTCTCAACTCTCGGGCGAACGTCGGAGAGAACTCGTTCGCCTTTCGCTATCGCATGAGCACTCAGTTGCTGATGTCGAGCCGAGGTGTCTTCATTGAAAAGGAAGTTTCTCGGTCTACTGGCAAGCTGATTGGCATCTCCCTTCTTCCGCCACAGTTTACCTATCCGATTCCGGATCGCAAGACCTTCGTAGCTGGGTATGAGGTGCGCCTACCGAACGGCGACATCGTAACCCTACCCCCCGATAAGGTGGTGTGGATTCGCAAACCGCATCCCCTAGATCCATATCTCTCATTGACACCATTGGAGTCGGCTGGCGTCGCTATTGAGATTGAAAATCTAGCGAAGCAATACAATATGAACTTCCTGCAATTTGATGGACGGCCAGGAATGATGCTCGTCGCTCGTGGCGAATTGGATATCGATGATCGACAAGAGCTAGAAGGTCGCTTTAATGGGGGGCCATTGAGGGCTGGCCGGACGACTGTAATCGGCGCAGAGGGCGGTATCGATGTTATCGATATGTCGGCAAGTCCCCGAGATGCATCATATACTGAAATGCGTAACATTACCAAGGATGAGATTCTGACTGCGTTTGGTGTTTCGGAGACCGCTTTAGGCAACGCAGGTGGGCGAACGTTCAATAATGCTAGTGAAGATATGCGAACCTTCTGGTTGGAGGCGATGATCCCGCATCTTCACCTACTGGCTCGCGGTCTTGACGAGCTAGATCCTAAGAATTATGTAGATTTCGATACCCGTGATGTTCCTATTATGGTTTTACTAAAGCAGGAACGTGAGCGATTCTTCCAGGACGAATTCGAAAAGGGCCTTATTAGTGCAAATGAATATCGAATTCTGACCGGCAAGAAGCCTACCAAGTCAGACCTTGCCGACAGTCTGCTAGCCAATCCAAACCTGACTCCGATCGCAAATACAGAAAAGGAATTCCAGCCCGAGCCGCCTCCAGAAGAAACCGCGCCAGTCGAGGAACCCGCATCGCCACCCGTAGAGACGCCAGTAGTCGAAACGCCAACGGAACCCGCTCCTGACATCCAGGCTGCCTTGCGTGTTGCTAAACTGCAAGTCAAGGACAACCTGGTTCCGCTTTTTGACGTAACTGCCTGATTTACTTATTTTATTTACTGAAACGTTGCACTGGTTCCGCTTCATTATGCGACATAATATCTTGGACTAGGAGACCACTTATGAACACTACGACCCCTTCCATCCCGGAATTGGAATTCAAGGACCTCAGTAGCGCCACTGAAGGAACGACGGTTGTCGATGAAAAGCAAGGAATCGTTGAATGTTTCGCAGCCGCCCTGGGAAATCGAGACTCGGTCGGTGACATTATTCAGAAGGGCGCTTTCAACGGGTCCCTCAAGCGCCGAAAGCCGCGAGTTGTTTGGGGCCATGATTGGAACTCTCCCATTGGAAAGGTACTTGAAATCTACGAAGTAGGTCCGAGTGATCCGCGTCTTCCAATGAAAATGAAGTTGCACGGGGTTGGCGGTCTCTATGCGAAGGTTCAATTTAATCTTAAGTCCGAAAAGGGAAAGGATGCCTTCGAAAACCTTCTCTTTTTTGGAACTGAGCAGGAGTGGAGCATTGGCTACAAAACGCTTGATTCCGAGTTTGATACCAAGTCCAAGGCGAACGTTCTACGCGAGGTAGAACTCTACGAACTTAGTCCGGTTCTTCATGGCGCAAATCAACTTACATCTACTATTTCCATCAAATCGGATGATCCGTCTCTAGATTCTGCGATCGTGAAGGGTCTGGCGATGCTGAAGACCTTCGCTGACGAGAATGACGATTTTGTTGCCGAACTGGCAAAGTCTGAAAAGGGTGGCAAGCCGTCTGTAGATTTTCGTGGAGAGATCGCTGGAGGGCGAGGTCCGCGGCGCGGTAATCTAGAAGATCTTTTGAAGTATTGGCGTCCGATTATGAAGAAGCCCGGTGGGTTTCGCCGCTGTCTTGTTATCCTGGCAGATCATCCTGAGTTGGGTCCATTGCCAAACATGTGCGCCTGGCTGCATCACGAAACGACTGGCAAGTGGCCAAACGAAGGTAATCACCACGGAAAATCTGAAGAGTTGGAAAGTAGTCCGATCACAGGCGATGTGGCCATTCTAGCCAAGGCACTTCATGACCGCTTTGGCGAGAAGGTTGCCGTAGAGGATGTCGGGGAAAATACGGTTTCCTGGAAGTCTGATGCGGGTGAGTTTGTCACCAGTTTCATGTATGTTGGCGAAGATGTTTTGCTGGGAACTAAGAAGGCGAAGATCAAGCATCCCTGCGAGGAAGGTGGTCCTTGTGAATGTGGGGGGACCTGTAAGGTGGAAGAAAAGGTCGGGCGAACTCTCAATGGACGAAATCTCGCCAAGCTGCGTGAGGCACTTCAGCTTCTTCAAGATGTGTTGGGAACTGGCCTGCCAGCAGATGTGGAAATGAAGTCCATAACAGTACGTGGTGACTCTGAGGGGCTAGAGAAGGCACTTCAGATTGTTAACGCTTACCACAATCCACAAAGTGAAGTAAAAGAATCCAACGGTATCTACCAAATCGCCATTAAATCTGAAGGGCATTTGAAGGCCATCCGCAACGTCGTACAGCATTTCACTGCTGAACTAGAGGAAGTATGAACATCATGAACGAGCAAATCAAGACAATTTGTGGAGCCTGTGGCGAAATCGCAGCAGTTCCGGTTGAAGAGAAGGGGATGGACTCCCTCCCAGGGCCAGTCCCCGCACAGTGGATGGAGCCAGATGGTGCTGGATTTATCAAGAAGCGTGGAAAGGCCAAGGCTCGTCGTCTACGTTCCCTTGGAGTCCCTGATAAGAAGGATGATCAAGATACAGATTCAGACCTGTTCCTCTGCGGCATGGATCGCAAGGTTCTCTCTGGAACTTCCGTTTGTGATGACTGCCCAGGTGGTTGCGTTGGCGAGAAGTCACTCCCAAGTCTGATTGAAGTTGAAGGGTACGCTGAAGACCTTCTTTCCGGTAAGGTTATTGCCTCGGGTTATTCTGCAACTGACAACCGATTTATTGTCCAACTTGAAAAGAGTGGTGAGTTCGTAGAGGCCATTTTCAATGGATCAACAGTTCGACT